CTCTCAAGATCTTTATTTCCATCTTCATCTACTAGATCGAAGTCAATGACGATGTGTTGTTCTGGAATTTTTACGAAATGAAGTTCTGTTGGGTCAATTTCATCTAAAACTGTCTTTACTTTTTCCCATTTATACCTGGGGTAACCGCTGTCTTTTGCTAATTGAGCTGGTTGATCGAAATATAACCTATTGAATGCAGAATCATGATAAACCGGAACATAATCTGATAATTCAATCACATATGAAGTATCTGGAACAAATGGAGTGGGGCCTTGTTCTGGCAAACCCTTGAATCCAACATAAACACTTCTGTATTCTTTTTCCCCCATAATATGCCGATCCTTAAATTCTCTGAAATAACTCCCTAGCTCATCACGAACCTCATGATATTGAAGACGTTTAACAATGTTTGCTTCTTCGCAATATTGTTTGTACAAATCCCAAGCGTGTTTAAGCTGAATTCCGTCCTGAGATTTGAACACATCAAAATATGCTTCTACAAAATTGTAGAATGTATCAGTCAACATCATCATCTTTGTGGGAATATAATTCTCATAATAGAATTTACCCATCTCACGATATCTTTGCAAACATTTGAAAGCTATCGGGCCAAGTTCATACTTTACATTCTCTACAAGAATATGATAACGACTTGGCTCAATTTTTACTCCAGTAGGATGAACATCAATAAGTCGTCTTGTATTTCCAGCTTTTGCGTCGGAGATTTTTACGGGTTTGTTTGTTCCAACTATTACGAAAGCATTAGGTCTTATTGTGAAAGCCGATCGATACTTGACGTTAATATTCATTGAATCATGCCCAACGATAGAATTGAGTTTTGTATTATCCTCAACTCTTGACAAATCTCCATCATGTTGAATTGCTACCAAAGGATTGCTTTCAAATGACTCCATAGCAAAAGTACCGCTGTTACTAGTTAGTGCCTTAGCTTCAAATGTTGAAATATAACCTTCGAAAAGCTTCTCTATAATACTAATTACAGTTGATTTACCAGTTCCAGGGGGGCCATAAAATACCAGAAATTTTTGGATCCACTTTGAGTCTCCTGAAACGATTGCGCCAATTGCCCATTCAATTTTATCTCTTTCATCCGGAGAATACAGAATACCTAGGAGTTCATCCCATGCATCCGTCTTTCCAGGATTTAAAGAATATGGCAGACGCTTACTTACATAATCCTTCTTTTTTGTTTCGGTATTAGAAAAAGTTATGTTTTCGTCTAACTGGTGATAATTTCCATTATCTGGAAGGTTTCTTACAAATTTATTGAATCTTTCCCAACTACCAGTACTGAAATTTCTGGTATAAAGAGGTTCTAAGACAGCGCCTTTAGTTCTTGATTTCTCTATGAATTCATGAATATCATTATCTACAAGTCTCCGAACATCAAATTCATCTGTAGACCATACCCCATGATTTTCATCCCAGACAGCATAAAAAGAACCTCCTCTAACCATTAAATCATCAACGCTATCTACAATCCAATCTGGGTATGCTTGTGGAATACCTTTAGTTTCCTTTACGTTGATTCGGTAGAAATCCACATCACCCCCTTGTCTGGTCAAGGTATTTTGTTTCGGTCTACAACATAATCGGAGAATTGATACCAAATTTCAACATGTCTTTGATCTTTAGGTGGATTATTAAGTGGAAGTATACCTCCCTCACCATCCATGTTGTATGTTCTCCAAATAAACCCATCGAGAATATCTTCAACATCTTCTTCATTGAAATTTGCACCATCATTAAGATCTATAAGATGCAAATTATCCAGAAACTCCCAAAACCAATCTTGAGCTGGGATACCAGTTGTAAACTGTGCTCTTCTTGAAAAACCTATAAGCATTTCTAGAAGCGAACAGCCTAAATTTCTCCAATCAGGAGCAACTGATACTTTACATTCAAATATAAATTCACCCCGTAGTTCTACACCGTCTGCAGCTCTATTATCATCTCCTTGCAAGAGCCATACAAATTCCGTACTATGAAGAATATGCAATAACTTCCAATAGGTTAACGATGGAGTACTTGGTTGCTTAGATTGTATAACTTTTGCGCAGAGCCACTTAAAATATGCGTTTTCAAGAGGCTCGTCCATATTTATTCTCGTTTAAATTTAGGGACGCGAGTAGAATGTCGTATGTCTTTCCCAACTTCAGCCCCTAAAACTTCCTGTTGATAATATCCATGATCAACTAAAATTTCATACTCAGCCTCAAGACTTTCATTTCTAACATAACAAATACTTATGTCTTGTGAACCATGACCAAATATAATGTTGCCTACGACTTTTTCTGGATTATAAACAGGAGTGTCTTGCTCATCACATAATATTTCGTCACCTTCATAAAATGTGAGAGTTGATTGCCGATAGTCCATTTCATTCGAGAAGTATTCGTCTCTATGAATTATGTATGGATGATCTGGAGTTCGATGCTTAACTTCTTCATCATAATCCCAGTCATCATTTTCATCTGGGAAAACGTTAATCACAATATTCTCATTATCTATATTTGGTGGTGCTACAGTTATTCTTCGTACTTCATTACTTGGATGACTTTGAATAGATTTATCCATTTCTGGGTCATCTCTTCTTATGCTACCTAGAAAAACTTTCCCAGATTCTTTAAGCTCTCTGATAACTATGATTGCTTGCTGAATCTGGGCATTGAATTCCCTATCCATTTCAACTCTTTTGAAATCGAGTTGAAGTTGTTCAGATTCTAGTTCTTCTTTTTCAAGATTCAAATCTTCGATTTTTTTGTCTGATTTAAATTTAGCCAGTAAATATCCAGCACAAATACCGCTACCATGTGCTATGGCTATACCAACATAAATTTTCCAATTTTCTTTAATTTGGATTCGCATGAGCCTCCTTTAAATCTTGTCGTAAATGACTCCATCCACATTAAAGTCGAGCAGTATGCTTTGCTCAGTTCCATTTACAAATCTAGAATTAAAGGCTTCAAATATACCAAAGTCGATATAACCATCTCCATCGCCGTCTTTCAACCATCCGACGACAGCACCAGCAGAAGATCTTGGTACACCAAGCGCATCATATGCCTCGTTTAGAAAGACATGCCCATATGCTAAAAGACGATTATTCAAATAATTTTGCTGGCATTGAATAAACATTCGATTTAATTCAGCATCTCGTTTCCAATTATCTGAATACTCATCGAAGAATTTTGCATAGGGGGAGTATTTATTCGGATCTACAACCTTAACGGAAATATCTTTTCCATCAGCGTCTTTGACAATCTCCGTTTTAGCTGCATGATAAATATCGAGTTCTCTTTCAACACCTAGTTCTTCACGAACTCTGTCTCGATAATCATCATATGCCTTTTGAACAGCAGCATATGCTGCTATCAAGGCGCTATTCCGTCGAGTCAACTGAATATGAGATCCAGCAAGCAAGCCAATTGAAGCAACACCAATAAGAACTGACGGACCATAAAGTTTAGCAATACGAAGACTAGCCCTGGTATAAACATAAATCGTCTTTGTATGCTCAACGACAGCATCTTCACCAGTAACAACTTCGGGAGTTAATAGTGGATGAGTTTCTCTTTTAGGTTTAATTATCTCAATATCTTTTTGAATTTCATCAAGAGTAGCAGATAGTTTCAATGTTGCACGACAAGCTAGAACAGTACTCGTAATTGTTCCGGCTACTCCCGCAGCAAAGAAAATATGAGGAGCGTTCTTTTTTGCAATTAACAACTGTCTACTAATTTTACCAACAGCCGACGCTGGTACTAGTTTCATGTTATACGGCCTCCAAAGGTGGAAGATCTATCAAATATCCTTCTCGAACCTGACGAACTTCAACGTTACGCAAATATGTCCAACCCCATTTATTATCTATGGGAGACGATGGTTGACCAATAAGATCGTACAAATCAGCTAACGAAGCAACTTCATACTTTTCAATAATATCAATAAGTCTTTCTACAACTAGCTCTGCATCCGTTCTTTGCGATAAAATAATTTCATTACTCTCAGGTCTATCTTGTCTCCAAGATCTTGAAGGTTGATCTGGTAGATTTGGGCGATCTCTTGGATCTCTTGGATCTCGTGGATATGAATAAGCAGTATATGGTCTGGATACGGGGTTATTATAAGATACTCGAGGGCGGTATTCATATGGTCTGCGACGATACATCGATTCGCCATATACAACTCGTCTTGTACCCTCAGTAATTGCACCGACGAGTAAATCTCGGAAGGCTGGGAGAATAACGTCCGCTGCCACAAATCTTGTAGCGGCTTTTAACTCTCCACCAAAGAAAATATCTTTAAATTTTCGCCCAATTGATTTTGGCTTATTTATGACTTCTCCGGTAACAACCTTTTCAATTTTCTTTTCTGGTATTTTTTCTTTATCTTTATTCGGGTTACCTTGATAGTCCATTTATCCTGTTGGCGCCTTTGGCATAATTGCAGGAGGAGAACCATTATCACCAGCTAGTTTCTCCATCTCCTTTACGAAATCCTTAGGAACTATTCCATTTACAAATGCTGCCGCTGATTCTTCATTCATAGCCAATTCCATAAACAAAGCGTCATAAGCGGCAGTTTGAGAGAACTCTTCTCTTAGAGTATCGGTCTTAATGAATCTTCTACCATCATCAGACTTGACGCCATATGAGAAAAGAACAATTCGCTTGAATTCAGCGACCAATTGCTTATTGTCTTGCGCTTTAATTATTCTATCCAGAGCTTCTTTCAGTCCACCTTTGTATTCTACTTCAAGCTCGATAATCTCGGTTTTTGTAAGATTGAAATAAAACGTTTCGGTTACTTTTTCGCCATCAAAGTCCTCATAGGTAACGTCTCGTTTAAACATTTTACCTCTCTAGTAAAAGAAAAAGGAAATACCTTGGTAGGTACCTCCTTTACTGATTCACTTGGTGATGAATTTCTTGTTCTTGATGCAATCGTATGCAACATCGTATCCCTTTTCAACCAAACCTGAAACCGCGAACCCGGCAACTGTGCCGAGAACGAGCTTCGCAAGCTTGTGCTTCATGGGCATCGATACAACAACGTTGACAATCTCTTCAGCCATTACAATCACTCCTTTAAGTGTTCTCTCATTATAATGATTGTAATTTTTGCGAACTAGCTATGATTTTTAATAGCGGCAGTGATAATACTGGCCAAAACGAGGAGAATAACGACGATAAGAGCCTTATACTTATTATCCATTGTAAGAATATCCTTTTTTATAGTGTTTTGGTGTAATTGTACTCAAACGTGATACATGGACGGCCATCTTCAGATAATGTCGTAGAGAATATTAATTCCATTAGCTTATCTGACGTCCAACCAAGCTTTCCAGACACTGTAGTCTGTGCAAGCCCTATCATATAATAGAAATCATCAAGCGTAGCGTAATCATGTTTTAATAGTTTAGAATTTAACTCATTTACAGATCTCTTTAATTTCTCCATATCACAAGCGAAATATCGCATAGTAAATAATTCACAGCATAAAACGTTACCTGGACCAGTTACTAGCACTTCCTGCGAAGGTGGGGGATTTATTGCTACCTGCTCGGCGACCACCTTATCTCGAATGGATTGATCCTTACGTGCACCGAATTCCTCAACCACTTTGTCTCGATAATCAGAATATGCTCGTTCTGTGAAAGCGAGTGCAGCGTGAGCGGCGAGGGTCTTTTGGGCCTCCATTCGCTTAGCGCCAACGATGCACACAATTGTAGAAACTGTGGAAATTGCCGGCGGAATATAGAGTTTCCAGACAAGTCTAGTTCGATCCTTCAATCGTTCTCTAGGATTAACGGCGGGAGCATTCTTCTCTTCATCGTTCCGTATCATATTAGCTGCATCGAACGAAGCCTTACCTACCAAAAATGCAGTAGTTAACGTCCCAACTCCAGCAGCAACAGAGAAAATAATAGGGGAATTAGCCTTTATGTTCTTAAAAACGCTTCCACTGAATTGAGACAGTTTACTCATCGTGCTTTCCGCATCTCCCTTACAAATATCCAGATCAGCCAGAATCCAGATGTGATACACGTCATAAAGACGTCCAACAAGAACTTTCCAAAACCGTAACGCTTCTTCTTAGAGGTTTGATAAATATAATAACTATTTGACATGATTTCTCCTTCGAAAAATGAAATGAGAGGCTTGGGTTCATAGCCCAACTAAAACTATGATTTTGCAGTATAGCTCCTGCACCAGACGGGTAGGTCTTTCACCTACACATTAGTGTCTCGTCTTCCTCTCACTATAAGGGTTGTTTTTTTTGCGAACTCGAAAAAATATGAGAGGTGTATATGGCCATTGTGTCTCCGGGCATAAAGCCTCGTCTTTCCATATACGTCGGGTGGGGTTGGTTACCCACGCAGTCGGTTCTCAACATCCTTTCAGATCCCTCTCTATTATAAGCCTTGTTTTTTTTGCGAAGAAAAAGGAAAACCATTGCTGGCTCTCCTTTATAGATTTCAATTTTTAGCAGTCAAATCTAGAATCCAAAAACTTCCGTCTTCATTCGGAAGGATAGTCTTTCCAGCTTCAATCGCATCTGTGATTAGATCATTACGTTCTTTTAGTGATTCTTTCCATGTCTCTGAAGCTGCTTGATAGTCTTTACCAGACTTCACAGCTAGAGCAATGTAAGTTCCCAAAAGAACAGATGTTACCGCACTGATTACGATTGTTTCACTGTTACGACTAATCCAATTACGAATTTTGGTAGTCTTCTTTTCGTTTTCCATTATTTCTCCTTATTAATAGATCTCTCATTATAAGCCTTGTAAATTATGCGAAGAAAAACTAAAGCCCTTGTAGGGGCCTTAGCTTTATGACCTTACGGGCATCCTGTTCCAAACTTTCTCAATCTCTTCTTCAACAGCCTCGAGTTCATCCCAAACGCAATCGTCTGACACAACAAGGCTATCCCGATAAGCGCAAAGCGCCTTCAGGGTAACTTCATCGTTCAAAACATTTACGTTCTCATCACTCTCATTGTTAAAGACTTTCGAAATTAGGTTCTTAAACATTAAATTCTCCTTTATAGTCTCCATTATATGCGTTGTAAATTATGCGAATCGAAAAAGGAAATACCTTGTGGCATCTCCTTCTGGCTACATCAGGGGGTTACTGAAGCAACCGCAACTTTGCGAACTGTGTCCAAAAGTACGTACACACATACCGCAACGCCAATCTTTTTAATACTCTGATCAACAATGTCACTGATTACCTCAGCTTTTTCGTTAAACGCCATTTTCGATTGGTCGGTCTCAATTTCTTGTGACTTACCTTTTTTCACTAGGTCCACTTTTAATTCGCGATTAAGCATTTCAATCTCCTTATCAAATATAGTTCCCATTATAAGCGTTGTTTAAATTGCGAATTAGTTTTCGGAAATCTCCCCCTGGGATTTTTTGCTCAAATATAATTACTCTGCAATTCGACCTTGATCTAATGCGTATTGGTTTACATGACTTCTAACTTCAGCCATTTCTTGAGAAATATCTTCATCTACAGACCAATCAGTCATTAAAGAATCCAATAGTCTAAAAGTTATAGGGCTAAATCTGACTGGAGAGCAATGCATACAAGCATTAGCTTTATCCATATGGTAAAAATGCTGAAATGCCCACAAAATAGCGTCGTTATCCATTGATTTTCTCCTATTCGGTATTGTAAGCCGTTCTAAGACGATGAACGGCATTTCTGGTATCTTTACCCATTTATTTCGTTTAAACAGCTTAGAAAGCCAAATATTGGGGTCTTTTTATTAAAAACAACTGGAAAAAATATAATAATTGCGAAAAACACAGGAGCTGTGTAAATTTCACAACTCCCGTGCTGTTCGCTACATCTGGGGTCAAATGTGAGGATCTCTCGGTTTGATAACAAACCCCAATCCCTTCGACACCATAACATGCTTCTGCTCATATGCTACAATAATCAGAATTCCGAGAAGATTCCCAGCAACAACCGCCCATGCATCCGGATTGACTCGAGGTCCGCGCTCTTCAGCCTTCATTCGATTCAATCTTTCTAAATGGTCTATTGTCTTTGAGTATTCTTCAGAATCCGGTTTAAGCGTATTCAATTTAGTCAAAAGCTTTGAAATTGGCTCATCCAGAATTGATGGCTTTTTTTTAACCAATCTTTCTAACATTATTCTCCTTTAATAGTCTCCATTATAAGAGTTGTTTAAATTGCGAAAGATTAATCAAGATCTTTTGTAGCTTCTTTAACAACTTTGAAGAGAATAAAATTCATTTTTTCAATTTCGTCAGGATCTGCGTCTAATTCCAAAGAAAAAAGCTTCCTTCCAACTTCATTTTTTGTAATTACAATTTTCCCGCCTAGTTTTAAATTACTTTTTAACACAAATATCTCAAATATAACAAAAAGTGCAATTATTACAATTATTATGACTAAATAGATCATGCTGTCTCATAACGAAGTGCGGTTGAAGGGGGCCCAGGGATCGCAAATGTCGGATGGCCACTTTCTCCATTTTCATCTTGAATTTCAACATATTCAACAACTCTCATAACTGCAATTTGACCAAAATTTCCATCTAAAGAGATCAAATCTCCTATATTATAATCTTGCCGATAATGGTATTTCGATAAATTTGAAATATCAGCCCTTGATATAGTAAGACGATTCTGTTTCTCTAATGCTTGTCTTCCTCTTGTTTGCATTTGAGCAACAATATTGTTCAGTGTAGCCCCAGACGGCGCAGCAGTTAAATATCCGTCAATATCATCAGCAGGTACAATCATAGTTTTGCGAAGAAATCTATTATATCCAACTGTATCAACAAAAGTGTTCACATATCGTCCAATTATCATAGCTGAGTTCTTTAGTGGCTTATCTGTCCACAAATAGTCAACTATATCGAGATCTCCACCTTGCCATGAGAATATAACTATATTTGACCTATTTATACCATTATGCACGCAAAATACTGTTTGGGCAGCACTCCCACCAGGAGCACCAAACGTATTTCTACGTATAACCTTAATTCCACAATCATCAATGGCAAGTAAATCTAAAACGGCTTTGTCAAGTCCTTCTGGTTTAAGAAGTCTAGCTTCACTAACACCAGTAATTCCACTAACAATTGAAGAAGCGATAATGTTTCCAAAATTATCATTAACGTTTTGATTATTATTAATATGTTCATTTATCATAAGAACCGTTTGATTCCAAGTATTATTAGCAACCAAATTATATCCGACTCCAATAATGGGATTCGCTCGAATTTGATTAGTTCCAATAATACGATTCTCAAGATATGCTTCTAAAGATCTACCAGTAATTTTTATTATAGGATCTTCATCTTTACTATCATCAATTTCATGATTTTCTACAAACATTACATCAAGAGTTCCGTAATGTGAAATTAAGGTTCCAATTGGCAAAATATCTATAAGTCCTGAACTAAGATTATCAACTAATTCAAATTCTCCAGGATCTCTATAACGTTCAGCCCACATAATACTTTTAGGTGCTTTAATCATTTCACCTTCGGTTAAAAGTGTTGGGTCAGTTGTAGTTATTACATATTTAAATAAGTTCAAATTTATACCCCCCAATACGTAGCGTAATATTCTAGATTATTCCAATCAAAATTAGCAATGTCTACAAAATAAAGCGTAGTAATTCCTGGAAATATAGTTGGCCAAATCGAATCTGTAGTAATCTTATCAACCAAATATGTAATTACTCCACCTCGAGTGATATATAGTTGTTTATTTACGTAATCACTTGAGAAATTAAGAACATCTCCAGCCAGAAATCCTCCAGCAGGAACAACTTGAAATTTCCAATCTGGATTACTTTGCTGATCTTGAATAGTAAATGAAGGACAAGCAGCTTTAAAAGTTACTTGAAATGAAAATCCGTGAGGAGCAGTAGACATACTGTCTGGAATAATGATTGGGTTAACAGTTTTAAGATCAATTTGTTTATATAAGACTGGACTAATTCCTCTAAGCACCGGATCATCACATCTAACTGTAAGTTGAACTTCTGGAAGTGGAGTAAAATATGGAACTTCAAATTTAGTAATAAACCCAGCGATCCTTGCTACAGTTGTTCCCCCGGAGTTAAAATTCAAATAAACTAGTCCACTTCTAGCCGAAGAAATAGATTTATACAGGGTATCACGAACATCAGAATATGATTCATCAAGATTAAACCGTGGATTTAATACAAATCGAATAACAATAAGTCTTGGTTTAAGTACAAAATCATAAAATTTAGTTTTTGTTTGTGCACCAAATCCATAAAATCTAGGAATTAAATCTTCACTATCTAATCCAGTCATATCTCTGACATAATATCGAGCATCTGGCTCTGCTTGGCTTAAACTAAATGCGACAGTTTCTATGTTGTTGGAATATAAACTTACGTTAGTGACTCTCATGGGATACTCAACTCCTGCTTAGCCATTGTTATCTGATTACGAGTATTCTTATAGATATCACTTGTAGAAAGTTGTGTTGGAGCATAAATGTTCTGTTCAAACTTCACTGCGCCACCAGTAGCATCAGTTTTAGTTGTATCATCGGGTCGAATAGAAGTAGCAGCGGCAATGGTGCTTGCTTGATTGTACGAATATGCTGGAGTAAGCGTTGGTTCTGCAATATAATCAGAAATTTGCTTAGCACCAGCAACGACATTAGTTAAATCAAGAACGGGGGTTATTGTTGGCGTCATTTCAGGCATATTGCCAAGTTGATCAACCATATCGCTAATTGCTGAATTTAAAACATTAGACATACGATCGCCAATGTTTTTGTCAAGCTCAGCAGCTGGATCAACAGAACTCAGCCAATTAGCAACATTATCCCATTCATCTTCAATACCTTTTTGAAGACCTTGCATGATAAGCATACCATTTTCAATGAGTAGCTTAGCGTCCTTCTTCGGAGGTCCCTTAAGACTCTTAATTTTATCAGCTAATCCACTAAGCGTACCGGCAACCTTATTCCATGCATCTGTTATACCACTCAACAAACCATCCATGATACTTCTACCTGCGCCAGTAAGAACGCCGCCTAGATTTCCGACAGCACCTGCGGCACGACTACCAATTCCACTAATCCATCCAGACACAGTGCCCCAACCAGCTGTAATACCATTATATAGCCCAGTCATAATATTACGACCAGCGGTGCCAAGAATACCTAAAGTATTACCAACCCAACTAAGAATATTCCCACCTAGACGAGCAAACCATCCTGATACTGAGCCAATAGCCCCAGTAACTCCATTGTATAGCCCACTTATAAGATTTCTACCAGAACCAATAAGTGTACCTGCAACATTACCAATCCAACTAAGAATGTTAGCAGGAAGTCTCTGGAACCAGCTAATTACACCAGAAGCTTGAGTTGTAATGCCACTATACAATCCAGATATGAAATTCTTACCCTTAGTAACCAGCGTGTTGACTACATTTCCAATCCATCCAAGAACACTACCAGCCAAATTAGCGAACCATTTTGCAGGACCGGGGGCTGAAGCAAGAATTCCACTCATAAATCCATTAATAAATGCAATACCAATACCAAACATCAACGTTCCTGCAACCTTACCAACAGCTGTTGCTACACTGGTAAATAGAGCAATAATAAGATTGGCTACTGAATCAACAATCTTAGGAAGCTCAGTCGCAAGCGCATTGAGAAATCCTGTTATGATTTCACCAACAACGATTATGATTTTTGGAATATTATCTCGAAGTCCTTTAAGGATTCCAAGAATCATTTCCAGTCCAGCATTAACATATTCTGGAATCTTTGTTTTAAGCAAATTTAAAATTCCAGTAATGAGCTGTCCTATAATCGTAAGAACTTTCGGAATGATCACAATTAAACCGTCAAGTAGACTTGAAAGCAAAGTAATTATCATCTTGACTAAAGTTGGAATAAATTTCATAAATATCTTAGCTAGCTCAACTAAAGCCGTTGCAAACCCGGTAGCAAAAGCAGGAATTGCCGCTCCCATATTCTTAAGGGATTGTACAAAAGCTTTTGACCCCTTTTCACCAGTTTTAGCAAGCATATCAAATGCTTTAGCAACTAAGAATGCAGCAGCACCGAACATTGCAAATCCAAGCCCGATAACAATCAAAGCTGCTCCAAGAGCAAGCATTGCAGGAACAGCGGGCTCAATTGCCAGGGCAGCAAGAGCAATTCCAAGAAGCAATATAGCAATTCCACCAAGACCGTGAAGCAAATCGCCCCAACTAATCCCAGCAAATGCTTTAACAACACCAGCAAGAAGCATCAATGAGGCAGCGGCAATGCCGATAGCAACAGCGCCAAGAATGGTCTCTTGCATAATGTACATCGCTGCTGCAAGAAGAATCAAAGTTGCCGCAATTCCAGCCAAACCTTTAGCTATACTTCCCCAAGACAAACTTCCTACACTTGCCAAAGCTTTAGCTATACCTTGCAAGGCAATACTTACAAGAAGCAATCCTGCAGCAGTAACTATCATGTTTGATGGCATAAGGTTCATTGCCAAACCAATGGCTAGTAAAGCTCCGGCAATTCCAGCCAAACCTTTACCAATTTCTCCCCAAGACATACTTGCCATCTTTTTCATTGCGCCAGCTAAAATATCCAAGCTAAATGAAACCATTAGTAGTCCAGCACCTATAAGCGGCATAGTTAGAGGCATAAGTTTCATAACTGCGGCAATTACAAGAAGACCACCAGCAACACCGGCCAAGCCTTTACCAATCGCTTCGTAACTCATAGTTCCAAAAAGCTTTACAGCTCCAGCCAAGATGGCTATTCCGGTTGCAATTCCTACAATTCCAAGACCTGCCGCAGCTAAAGCAGGACCTTTCCCTTCAAGAAGAAGTGATACTCCAACCATTGAACCAAGCAAAAGAATTATTGCGCCCATACCTTTTTCAAGATCATTCCAACTAAGTTGAGCAAGAAGCGCAACCGCCAAGGAAAGAGTTAACATTGCTCCAGCAAGAATTTGCAATCCAAGAGCAATAGCAACAAATTTTCCTGCTCCTGCGGTTCCAGTTACTTTCTGTAAAATAGCAAACGCGCCAAGTAATTCACCAAAACCAACGGCCATCGCTGTCAAAGCTTTAGTCAGTGCAACAGAATCAATCAAAGAAAGAGCAATGACAGAAAGCGTTAATATACCCATGGCTTCAGCAATTTTCATCAAAGTTCCGGCGTTAATATTTGTTTCCATTGCTTTAAGCACGCCAGTAAGTTGATCAAATATACCGCCAATTTTATCCATAAGTCCTTGCGCAATAGAAATATTAATTCCACCCTTAAGAAATCTCGCAATAATCAAAGTGATTCCACCAAGGAGGGCAGTATTTATTGTATCGAGAACTGGCTTAAAGTCACCAGACTTCATAAACGAAGCAATATTCTTGCCAAGATCCTTAAAGAATCTACCAATTGCTTGCAAAGCAGTATTAAGAACTTCACCAACTCGTCCTAAAGCTTTTGATAATGGCGCCCAAATATCCCCTAGTTTGCTTAAACCATCTTTTAATGAAGAAAATCTATCGCCAACTCTACCAAAAGCTGGTGAAACTTTATCAACAGGATCGCTCTTAAAGAAATCAATAATTTTATCTTTAAGATCTTTGATAAAATCAATTGGCATTTTAACAGCGTCAGTTAAAGTCTGAAAGAATTTCTTTATGTTACCAGGAGATGCAACACCCTTTTGCAAAGCAGTGAAGAAATCTGCAACTTTCACAAATATATCAACAACCGGTCCTCCACCAAGACCAAGAATTTCGCCAACCAATGAAGCAATAAATTTTATACCTTCTTTTACAATCGTCCAAGCAATCTTTAAAATAGAGAATACGCCTGTAAATATACTTCCAATTTTCTTGGCTGCATCTCCAGATATTGTAAGATGATCGGCTAGCTTCTTAAAAGCATTCGCAAGAGTAATTATAATTGAAGTTGATGATGAAGGAAAAACTTGTTTCCATGATTTTCCGACAATGCTGAGAAGTTTAGAAAATGATTGGTACAATTCTTTAAGTCCAGCAGAAAAATTTGGAATTGCTTTAGTTAAATTAGCAAAACTAAGACCATTTATCGTTTTAATAAGATTTCCAGTAGCAACACCTTTTAGATCCATAAATGTTTTAATAAGAGGCTTCATCGCCTTTGTAAAATCATCCACCTTAGGTGAAATAGCATTAAACAAATCTCTTTGCTGCGTCAAATGGGGGGTCATAAAAGCAGCGCCAAGCCTAGACAAGGCCGCTTTCATATTAGCTAAAGAACCTACATATGTCTTATTAGCTTCCTGCGCGTGCTTACCAAAGGCGTCGTCCATAGCCTTAGCGAAGGTTTTAAAGTCAATCTCGCCATCTCGAGCCATTTGACGAATTTGCGGTTCTGTCTTTCCCAACTGTTTTCCCAATTGTGCGGCAACATTTATGCCTCGCATTGAGATTCGTTCTAGGGTATAACCAGTTACTTTGCCCTGGCCGGCAGCAGCAGTGAAAATATCGGATATTTCGGAGAACGAACTACCAGTCATTCCAGCAACACCAGCAACACCACGAAGGGCAGCTGTCATTTCGTCGCCAGCTTTAATTCCAGAACCACCAAACTGAGCAGCAGTCTTAGCAGCTTCGTCAAGACCATATGCTGTTCCTACTACAGCTTTTCTTGCGCTTTCCATTGATGCTTCTACATCAGCGCCAAGACCTTCAAATAAGAATCTTGCTTGCTCGAGATTCTTAGCTCTTGTGGTACCGCCTTCAAATATAGATCCTAAAGCTTTCTTACCTACGTTTTCTATAAACCCCAAACCTTTATTGGTAAGGGTTTGAATAACACTAAATCCAATTGCACCTAGAGCAGAGAATTTATGACTAATGTTTTCAACAGCATCAGCCATTCCACCCAAATTTACATGATCGGCGGCGTCTCCAACTTCTGAAATTCCTTTTGCAGCGCCTTTAAGTTGAAGAGCTTTATCCAATTGATTTATACTGTCAATTGTAGAGCTTATTCTTCTTTCAAACGAAGCGTTGTCAAAGGTCATCTTGACAACACGTTCATCAACACTAGCCATTTTCCACCTCCTTCCAAACATAATCAACCAAATTATCAAATACTGATCTCATTGCTGGATTAATATAGTCTCTAGGAGGAACATAACCACCAGTTCCGGTTCCATGGCCATACTGAATAAGCACAGCAACGTTTACGCCGCCTTCTATATCAGTGTTGTACCACCAAATTCTACGCAATCCTGATTCTTTAACAATTTCATAACCCCAAGAACTAGCTGCCAAACCAGTTTCTCTTGGAGTAGCTCTTGAAAGGGCATCCACACCTTGACGTCCACCAGCAGGCAAACCACTAAACATTTTATCGGTTTTTAAGAAATCTAAAAACTTTTCGGTTTTGCTAAACGATCCTGATACGCTGGCAGATATCATAGTATCTATCCTCCAATAGGAGTACCATCTTCGTTGAAATATAAATCTGATACTATAGGCCAACTGGCTTGAGTTAGGCTAAGAAGATCGCCATCAGTTACATTTTCTTGATTAATAGTGCCGTCTCCATTGTCTACCTTGTCAGCAATTCCAGGACCGGCCGCATCCAACCGAATAAAAGTAGCAGATAAACCACTATCATCACGTAATATTCCTTCTGCCACTGATTTCCATGATTGTCGTTGATCGTCTTTGAATATATATGCTTGTTGAATAGCGGTTGCTCGAGCTCTTTGTTGAAACCAATAATCTGCTTCTAATTGGGCTTGACTTTGATAGCTCATAAATCGCTCCTTTTTTTATCCAGTGCCATTATAACTGATACTCATACTGGTATTTCCTGATCCTGGTGTTACAGTACATGTTGCTGAACCACATCGTGCTGAAGTGGTCACTTGATCTCCAGAATTCAACTTTAAAAGATCACTTACTGAAGCCGTGTCACTATTATTTACACCTTGCGAGTATACATTATTAGCTTTAATCAAAACCCCATTAATCTGAACAATAGCCTGTACATAAACTCCAGCTGTAGGCGGCACTCCTGTTACCATATTCTCAAAGTGATAAATACCAGGAATTGGAATCAAAAAATGCCGCTGGCTAACAAGAATTCCATAGGCATCGAAGTTCATTGTGTCAAAACCGATGACGGTATGAGTAGTCGTGAGGGTGCCTCCAGCATTACGCCACCATCTGGCATGTAATACATCACGAGCTCGCTTCCAAGCTCCGGCATGCACAGTTGACTTAGCTATCCATACTTCTCCAAATGGATCAGTGTAAGATTGAATTGTTGAACTAGTTGTTGGTGGTGGTAATGGGCTATTTACTATAAACCAAACACCAGTATTATCTTTCTCCCAAATAATACCAGTATCAAGAGCAATAGCTATCGATCCGTTTGGGGCAGTACTCCAATCATCTATCGCAATTTTATTTTGAAAAACTCGAGGACTGTAAACAGAAGGTGTTGAAATATCATTAACAGAAGTAATTACTCCAGGAGTTCCAGTATCCCCTTTATCTCCTTTAGGCCCACGAACATTTCCTGCATCTATTTGCACACCATCTCGCCGAGCAAGTAGAAGATTATCACCTTGAACCTCACCATCTACAACAGTTTCATTTTCAATTACAAGCATACGTTCAGCAGTGAATCCAGTTACCGTCGCCATGATTCTACATCCTCCTCATTTTTGTCACTACTACTTATCTGGTAAGTATCCGGATCTAAATAAATTGCCGTATCAGCTGTAATTTCAAAGGTTGTATCATCAAGCATAATAATTTGATCTTCACGAGGAGTTTCTGCAGTCCATGTTCCATCACCGTGATCAGTAATGATAAGTCTATCCCACTTTCTAATAAAAGTAGCTAGACTTTTTAATGGCGGAAGATATGCATCACTATCTTCATCTCCATAAATAATTCCCTCTAAATCTTCAAGCAACCATTTATCTAACTTAGTGCTATCAAATATAACATGAACTGTTGGTCTATAATTTTCAATAAATTGAGGTATTCCAGTAATAGCCCATTCAAATTCTATTGGATTTATATCATGCGATAAAGTTTGATATATTCTTTGTGATGGAAGAGCAGTTAATCCATATAAAAGATGTATTTTATAACCATAATCTAATGCATTAATGTCATTTCCAATTTTAGTTTGATATGATAAACCAAATCGACTTACTGGTTGATCTGAAATAAAAAAACCAGTTTGTTCTTCCATAATACCTTCATATGGTAGAAATTCATCTGGATAAGTCCAAGCTTTTAAAATTCCAGAAAAATCTCCATTTGTTACAATATCATTAAATTTAATTCCGTCAAAATAAATTGGTTGAACCGAATTTGATACATTTTCTTCAATAGAAGTAAGACCGTTCCAAGAGGTTCCATTACCAGATGAATCATAAAAAACGCCCTTACTTACAGCAGTCTCATAAAAGTGTTTCCCAGTTTCATCCCAAACAAGTGCAGTCATTTGAACTCCATTCAACCTCTTGTGTTAAATTCTGCCCGCCTTCGATCATTGAGTTCTCTATTTCTTTGAGCCAGCTCATTTCGACTCATTTTTGTTGGTTTCGTATTCTTTATATTGCAAATACGTATTAAAGCGAATAATCTATTAAGATGCCATTTTTCACATTCGAATGGAATGTTAAATGCTACCATCCAATAATAAATTAATTCTGCAGTGATTACTTCGCCTCTTCCTTTTCGTTCAGGCATTGAACCAAAAGTTGTAGCTGATTCTTTAGATTCAATATACTTATTAATATCTTCTATATTTTGTCTGCTAAGTCTATTAAACAAATTTTCTGGATAATTTTTAGTGATAATCATCGACTCAATGTACGAAAAAATTTCTTTAGTAGTTTTAGCTTGATTTGTTAAAAACGGAATTTGGTGTTTTGACTCCCATTTTGACAGTGAGATCAGAGAATGCTCTAACTTTAATTCGAAATCTCCAACAGATTCGAAAGTTTCTGTCTTCTCATTAAAGTATTCTTCTCCAAGAATAATTATCTTGAGCATTCTCCAACCTCCTATTAATCAAGGAGCACTGCCAACAACCCAAGCTGCTCCATCCCAATAAGCTCTACCTGCAGCACCAGTAGTTCCAGTTTGAACATATTCGCCAGTTGCCCAAGCTGTTGCAGGTGTAGCAGCAACTCCTCCTACTTGCAAAGCTGCTACAGATGCTGGAGGAGCAGATCCAGCAGGAGTCCATGTACCAGGAGTACCGGAAGTTGCACCTGTAGCGGGATTAGGGTTTAGAAGAGCAATGACCTCATCAGGAAGAGGAAGATGGGCTTCAACAGTTGCATTACCATATAGTTCATCTTCAAGACTGGTTAAACCAGTTGGGTCAACAGTGGTAGTGTCTACAACCAGCAAAGAGGTTGGTTTAAACCCTGTTACAGGAACAGAAGTTGTAGAAATAGTCCAACTAAATGCGATTGCTTCTGGAGAATCATTGACTGTATTATAAGCCTTCTCAGATGGAGTAGCAATACATCCATAAACTAGATGAAGCTTATAACCAAAAGCATCTCCAACAAGATCATTACCCATTCTTGTTCGATAAGATAAACCAAAAGTCTTACGAGGCTGCTGTCCAACAAATACACCTGGTGTAGGAATACCAAGACCATCGAATTGCGCAAATTCAGGAGGATAAGTAAACGCATCCACTGTAGCGCCAAATTCTTCAACTGAAATGAGGTTTAGATACTTAACGTTATCAGCATATTGAGCATTTGGTTCAGCTCCACTAGGACTTTCTGTTACAGTCGTAAGACCATTCCAAGAAACCCCTTGCGAATACACACCTTGCTCATCCGGAATGTAAAGGACTCCGTGGTCGACGCCAGTTTCATAAAAACGTTCGCCAACAAGATCCCAAACTAGTGCGGGCATTTTATTTCTCCTTAAAAGAAAAGCTTGTAAACATCGTGATTTAGATTATCTATTGTATAAAACCGATCATACGCACATAATGGCAATTCCGAAATCTTATCAAGAATATCACTATCAGGATTTTTATCAATAACTGTTACCATATAACGTCTTCTGCGCATATAAGGAATGTCATCAGCATGATTAAATTGCTCATAATCACGATGATAAACAATACATGGATATTTCATTTGCACAGTAGGAGGTGGTTGAAAATATACATTATCAGTACCTGAAATATTAACTAAAAGAGCTTGAAGATCAAGGCGTTTGCCCATTATAAACACTCCCTAAACTCAGGATGAGACGGGGGCTCCTTACTTCAACATTTTTGACTATCCAAAGAGTCCCCATCCATCTTATGTATTTGATTTTAAAGAAATGTTCAGTGGCATATTCATCAGCGACAATACTAATCGAATTAACGACAGTTATATCATCGTTTAGGCTTTCTCCGGGTTCCAACTTTCTTGTGTTTCGTATTACATCACCATAATATGAAACTTCAGTGATGACATCTTCATAAACACCAGAATTAATTGGTATTTCTACAGAATCACCGTAGCCAACCTCTCCAAAGAACCGTGCCATCAGAACTCCTTTAGCTCAATTAGCTTCCTTCAGGAGAAGAAGGCTTTGTGCTTCTAGTTGGAGAATCTTGTGCACCTCCTGCTGCATCTGGCAGCGAACCATGAACAGGAGGAACGCTCTGTCGTGCATTAGGCGGCTCAGGAGAAATAATATGCCCATAAGAACCGGTATCAGGAGGAACAAACGTTCCTTGACGAACAACCATCGCCGACTTCAGTTTGACCAAAGCTCCTGACACACGAGTTTCGATCAGATATTTGTATTGGTTGTAATCAATGTCGAAATCATCAAAGAGATTGACTTGCCCACCCTTATCTGCGCCAATATTATAGTCTGCAGGATTAACAAGAAGCGCAAGCAAACCAGTACTATCATCTGTGAAAACTTCAACAGGAATAACGGCGCTTACACGAAGCTCTGAAGCAAATTGATCCAATGAAGTGTAAATGCGCCGACCCAATTGATCTTTCAACAACATAACTTGCGAAATAAGATGCTCAGTGGTATACATCGTTGGCAAGCCAGTACCACGATACTGTGACCGATATTGAATAACAGCATCGACGAAATCAGAAATATCACCAGCTGCAAGATCACAAAGAACTTGAATGGTAAAGATTGGATCGTCGGTAGCAATAGGACGAACTCGATCTTCTTTGATCTTTTCGTCAGAAGCTACATCGCGACCATCACCAATCAAAATTGCTCGAGCAAGTTCTTCGTCAAGAAGAAGACGCATTTCGCTCTTCATCCAAGCAACCACATCAAAATCAGTGATGTCAAGAATATCATCACGATCAAGTTGTTGCTTCTTATAAATTGTTTGTGGTGCTGTTTCTCGACGAGCTGTTCCAAAGAATTGCTCTTTCTTAACATCACCAGTGATATAACCCTTTGCACGGGCATCATCGTATGTAAGATCCGCCCAGTGAGTCTTGACTCGACTAAACGGAGATTTACCAGCTCCATTAAGAACTGAATTCACCCATTCAGTACGACGAGTATAGAATTCAGGGGCAGTCGTAAGAGCCGTTGCTTCCGGGAAAAGCGTATCAATCTGATTGATACCGTGGGAAAGAGCATAATTCTCAACGGCTTGCTTAAGAGATCCAGTCTTGGTGGCATCAGCAACAATGCCCTGAATATCTGAATGTGAGATAACTGGCGAGTTGGGGCTCTTATCGCCACTCTCGAAAACGTTGCGGGTCATTGAGCTACCTTCCTGATCAGATTTGTTGGAATCCTTGTTAACATTATCCTGCTGCATTTGGTCTGTATTATCGCCAGTGTTATCACCAGTATTATCACCAGTATTATCGCCTTCGCCAGAATCAAGTGCTTGAGCAAGCATATAATGTAGAACTTCTTTTTGTTTATCAGTCATTGAATCATAAACATCTTGAATTGTCTCGCCATCGCCAGTATTATTACCAGTATTATCACCAGAACTAGCTGTAGCATCAGCATGTTCGATTTCGAGACCAGTATAAATAATTGCTTCATCTTCAAGAGTAACGTTTTCATCATCTGCATGATGAATTGTAACGTTTTCAATTAGTGCACCAGGATTAGCACCAGATAGAACAAGACTTACTTCTCTAATTGCTCCATGAAGAACTTTCCCAGACCTCTCAACAAGCTCATTCGCCCAAATAGAAAGCATGGTAATGTCGCCATGGTCAAGAAGACTCTTTGTATGAACAGCTTTTGTTGATTTATTGAAAAATCCGTATGTATAAACCCCATCATCTCTATTTTCGAGGATGGTGTGACCAAGAACATTCTCCGGGTCAGAATGACCATGTTGCCAAACGAGAGGAACCCGCATTTTATCCTGATGTTTAAAAGCACCAGGCATGATGGTCCTACCGTCAGAACATTGGAGTCCAGCCTTAGTAGCATAACCGCTGAAATCAGCTTCCATTTTGACTGATCCTTTCAAGAGAGCTAGGTCCTGGAGCTGGAACTGGAGGAGTTGTTTGTGGCATATTGCTGTTTACAAGTTTATCTGCTTTTGGATCATCCGAAGGTTTGATTCCAAGAAAGTCTCTAATTTCATTTGCTGAAAGAATTTCATTTCTAGTAAACTTATCAGCAATTTCAGCTACATTAGTAACTGGTACCAACTTAAATGGATCTCTAAAGTATTGGATCCTCTCATCACCTCTAGAACCACTAGGACCAAGAAACGCTCTTTGCATAGATTCTATGATAGCATCAACTATTGGCTCAATGGTACGATTAAAATAATTTAGCATGGTTTCTTCATTAGCTGTACCATTCATGACCTCTTCGGTAAGACCAAGTTGGTTGTACAGCATGTTTTGAAGATACTCGACTTGCTTAAGAAGGTTATTCTCAGCTGGCCGATTAAGCTGAGTGATCTTCTCGGTGCCATCGGTGTAGGCAATGCCGTACTGGCTCCCCTTAAGTTGAAATTCAATGTCTTCTCGTCGTTTCTCTGCTTGCTGTCTTCTAGCTTCAGATTTAATAACGTAAGGAAGCTGAATTATTATGTCTAATTTACCTGAACCCGATTGTTCATCTACAGCATCAAGAAGCGAGAGTTTTCTAATCAATCGTTGAAGAGTTGAATTTGGCTCATTCATAACTGAATACAACGGATTTTCAATAACAGCTACAAATCTTTTTTCCAAAGTAATTTCTTCACGCCTACCTTGGTTTTCATTATAAACACTTAATCGAACATGTTTAGGATACCAACTAACAACTTCGCCAACTCTTAGACTATAAACATCAAAAATTTGAGTATTTTGTGGATTTCTAGTAGTATCAACCGGAACTACTGCTGCAACACCTCTATCAAAAAGTGTCATGGCAATGTCTTGCCTAAATGGTCTAGGAGTTTGATCAATATTTGGTTGCCATTTAAGACATTCATTTAAAGCACTAGAAACATCGCCCATGTATCGTCCATCTTTATCAATTTTGATATGTTTTATAACGAGACCCGCTACATCAATGCTAATTCTAGTATAAATAGAAGAAACAATTGATCGCTCACTATAAATCGCAAGCCTAGGTCTAGATGGAGATCCGGAACCATAATATGGACTAGCAACATAAAGACCGTAATCATCAGTTTCTTGATTAGAATTACGGAAGGCGTTCCAACTTTTTCTAAGTCTATCCATTATCGGCATGGCTCACCTCCCTTAAAAATTTTCGGGTCTTTATCATTCGAACGCCTCCTTATTCGCCTTATAGGCTACATAGGCATCCATCATGGCTGAGACATTGTCGATCTTTTCTTCCGCACGTTTCTTCAAAAGTTTACGATTTCCATTCGTGTCTTCTAGAGTAACAGCATTACCCATAGCAAATGACATAAGTTCTTGATCAAAAATTAATTTTCTTTCTTCAGACAAAATTTTCAATTCACCCAAAGGAACAGATTCTGTTCTTGCGCCTTGAATAACTTTTTCAAGACCGAATGATCCATTCTCTATTTCCCATCTAGCTACAAATTCTTTTGCATTGTATGGGTCAAAGCCAAAACAACGAACATCATACTCATTCGCTCGAAGAAATTGATCAAGATCTTCATAAACTTCCATCATGTCAAGAACAGTTCCGTTAAGAACTTGCAGGCTTCCTTCGTTAATAAATTCGCTATACTTACTTCGCATAGCTGCAGGAAGTTTCATCAGTGTTAATTCTGTGATGTAGCTTCTTGTCTTAACACCAAACGAATAATTTTGAAATGGAAACAATAAAGTAAAGGCACAGAAGTCATCGCCTTGTGAAAGATCGGCGCCAAGAGCACAAGGCATACTCCAAAACTCTCTAGGTCTATGAACTAAAGTTTCTTCATAGGTAAAGAAGTATGTATAACCTTCCATAGGAATTCCAAACCGCTTCGCTAGGATATCGTTTCTAGATGCAGGGGCCTTCTCGGCTCTCTCAACGTCTAAATGATACACATCATACGTAACAGTTTTTCCTAAATTAGGATTCGCCTTTAGCCATGTCGCCGGATCGGTAATTTCTTCCATGTCGTCAAGTTTGTAATGCCAAATAGAAATGTGCGGTGCTTGATACTCACCTCTAAGTATGCTAGAAAGTTCCATTTTGATTGTGTCGCCGGAACCATTTCTAACTGTTCCTTCAGAACTAATAGCAACAATTAAATAGTCATCCATCTTTGAAGCACCTTGTTCAATTGCTCCAACAACATCTTCTCTGATGTCTCCAGACAACCATTCATCAATAGTTGAAACTTTAGGACGGAGTCCTTGTAGTTTATTAATCGTCATAGGACGAACTTCTAACAGCGAACCGGTAAGGAAATTCTCTATTCCTTTTTTAGTTGAAGCAAGTTTGACTCTTTGAGCTCTTGACCCAGTTGTATTTTGTAAAGATCCTTCAGTTAGAAATTTGAACAAAGGTCCTCTTGCTCTTGTGATGGCCGTACGTAGAGGGGTCATGACCTCTTCGGCCTGCTTCATAGTTGGGGCAGTTGTGATTTGATGAGTCGTGGAGGTATCGACATTGAGGAAGTAGGCTTGAATACATTCAGCGTACATCGATTTGGCTGACCCTCTGGCAACGATCAGGTATTGTTTAGTGGTAAGTCTTTTCTTTATAGACTTAGTTACGTAATGCCCACCGCGTCCATCTGGATTTGGTTGATATACGCTTCGTTCAACAAAGAAATACCAACCAAAAATTTGTTCAGCCCAAACTTTAAATGTATCAAGTAAAAACAAATCACTGCCATCAGTTAATGTAAGCTCAAATTCACAATATTTTATAAAACCATGAACAGCCATGTCATCATAATAAATATTAGGATTTGTAATGAGCTCATCTATTCGATTCATCTCCATGGAAACTTCTCTATTTACAGGAATTTCTCCACGAAGAACAGCAGCACGAAATTCGGCATAGTATTTAGGAGTTGCAGTGTTAGATAAAGTCAACCCCCACCTCCAATGACTTATTTACGTTTGGTAATCATACCAGCCGCTTCTGGACCAAATTTTTTGCTTAAAGCCACCCTTATTCCAAGTAATGCTGCACCAACAAGAACAGTAGATGCAACAGCACGTCCTGTATTTGTAAGAATTTCTGAAGCTATTCTGCTACCTCTAGAAACATCTCGCTTATTTAACTCATTATACTTTTTCTCTGATTCCATTCTTCTTATTCGTTTATCAAGCTCTGCAGATGTAAGATGTTTTGGATGTTTCCCATAAACAGTACGAGAAGTTCCTCTTGTTGATGGCCGAGAACTTCCACCCTGTCTACGAACTCCCCAATGCATCCCTTTAACACCATGATGATCAATAAATTCTTGAACTGAGGAATGTCTAACCAATGATGGAGGAGGATCACTACCCATTTGATGATAATAAGTAACTAAAGATTTAGCAGCTGACGCTTTTTCAACAGGAGAAGCTTGCACACCACCTCTCGCTCCAGCTAATGCGGCAGCGGCAGCCTGTACTCCATTCTTATTAAGAGCACCGTTTGGTGTTTTAACTGGCAATTTGCATTGCGATTTTGAAGTAGGCGCCCCAGTATGTTGATGAATCAAACAAGCTTTATGCCATTGCTCAATTGAATAATCTGCTTTGGTATAATCGCCCCAAGGTTTTACACTGAGATGTTCAATAAACTCTTTTACATCTTGATTCATGAGGCCATCCTCCTATTTGGAGTTGGAATAGGGGTAACAGCCGGATCATTAGGATCAAGTTCCCATTCCCTAAAGACGTTGAGTCTCCATTCGTATTCCTTAACCTGATTATTTACTGCCTCGATGAGGTAAGATGTAGCAGGAGGATCGAATATGCTTCGAACTTTCAGATATACGTATGTTCTAACCAAACGAAGTTGATTTTCTGGAACTATAAAATCACTCCATACGGCTGTATCATCCTCAATAAAAAATCCTTCGACTTGGCCGACACCCAATTGGTTAAGAATGGAGAAAGCCGCATTAATATGAGTAATGACATCCAAATCAAAGACAACATACGTTTCATCAAGACCGAGAATCTTTTTGGTACTCTTTAGTATGCTTTCTTCCATGTTTTACTCCTTTTTTGGCTGCCAAAGCCTTGTATCACCAGGAATACGTGATAAAACCACCTTAGGATAGACTTTATTGGTACCAAAATGTATGTCATTGTGCGTACTTTGAGTAGTTGTAATCAAAAATTCTGAATCAAATAACCATTCTTCTCCATGAATAATATCATCCACAACTACTGGGTTAATATGATGAATAAGAATTCCACCATGTATTTCGTATCCAAATATGCCCAAATCACAGCCATTATCCCTAATAATAACACTTTGACGAGCTTGTTTCCACTCATATGATGTATAAAATTTTTGATTAAGATAACGATCAAATCCGAATGTAGATCTTCCTACATCTCCATGCAATTTTAGATATTCAAATCTTTCTTCGAATGTATCTAATCTGCAAAGCTCGGAATATCGTTTAATCTCCATAATCGCCGTATGGATCATCATATTGCTCGCTATATGAATCCATTTCTCGGCCAGCATAGGATCTCATAGCATCCAATGCGGCAGCGTATAGTTCTTCGACCTTCTTAGCTGAAGCCAAAGTGTCTACTCTAGCGCCAAGAAGCTCGTTTTCTCTAAAAAGACGTTCCTGTTCTAGTCTTTCTCTCGTTGATCCAAGTTTCAAGTAATGAGTAATTACTTGAGCCGAAGCTGTTCCTTCCGCAAGCTGCTTTTCAGCCAAATCAATTGCAAGAGAGACAAGTTGATTTTCACGATTTTCATCAGTTGTAGCTGGCCGACGACCTTGCCGGCGTCTAACACTCATACAACCTCCTCTCCATTTTGAAATTATACTAAGCTGAAAAGAATCCCAAGAAGAAAAGCAAACAAAGCAGCACTGGCAGCAATTAATAACCACAAGAGAAGTATGCTTTTTCGTTGTGGATTCAGTGATCTTCGCCGTTTCCATTTGTTGGAAGAGCATTTATAACGATAGCTACTCCGCCAACTATTCCAAGAGCTGCAAGAAGATCGGTAGAAGTATCTCGATTCAAAACAAGAACGACGATGGCGATAGTAAGGGCGATGACGCCGAGAATAAGTTCTACCCATATACGTTTTATCCGCCAAGGCATAAATTATGTGACCGGAGAGGTCCAAGTAGCAGCCCAAGTTTCTGGGCCGACAACTCCATCTACACCCAATCCCTTTTCTGCTTGGAATTGACGACAAACGTTTTCTGATTCTCCACCATACATGTCATCAACGCCTAGTGACCAACCTCGTGCCACCATTTGTTGTTGCCACTGAGCGGTGCCATGTCCTTGGGTGAAATTTCGAAGCAGTGTTCCTGGAAATGGAGGAGCGGCTCCCCCTGATTGAACTGGTGGTGGCGTAGGAGATGGCCCAACGTCTGCTCCTCCTGCCATTTGAATAACCCGATCCATTGGGAAACCATTTCCGCAATCTACGTGTCCTCCACCACCTGATCCTAAATCAATGTGTTGGCAAATCCCTTTGCCACTACCTTGAGCTTCACCCGCAGTCAATCGCTTAAGTGGAATACCAAATGCTGCACATTCTTCAGCAATCCATTTTGCGCAATTATCCAACATGTTTGGATGTTGATCCCACTCTGCTGTTGACCAAGCAGCAAAAGCACACAGCTCCATTTGAACAGCAACTGGATTGTAATTTGCAGCAGTCCAAGCCTTGTTAGGACGCTCCACATAAATTCCAACTGTGTTTGCTTTGTCATCAGCACCAGCATGGCTGGAAACTTCGTTTGCTGAATTAGCAAAAAAGTTTCCAAGTGATTCGATTGTTCTTGCGCCTTCAGCAGTGTGGATAACTACCAATCTAACGCCAGATCCTCCACGACTTGAATAACAAGGAGAAGGCATTGGCACTCGAGTAAGAGACATTAGCGTTCCCCCTCATAGCCGATTTCTTCTTCATCCCGCTTCTCTTTGATCCAATCTCTGAATGGACCATCTGGTGTATCAGGAATTGTAGCCGGATGATCTGGGTCTAGCCTAGGCGCTTTACGAGCTTTTGGCCATTCTATATCACGGTCGAATACTTCTTTAGGAATATCTGGCATTTAATTCCTCTCTATGGTAATGTTATCCAACCAACATCATAGTCAGCATTAGAAAGTTTAACTAAAACTTGGCCGCTTAACCCCCCCGGAGGAACCTGATGGACTCCCGCAATAGCTTGATTCATTGCTGCTGTTGAAACTTCGCCAATTGGACCGCCAGGTCCGGCTGGTCCAGCATTTATAACAGATATGGCTGATGAAGCTGGATCAACAATAATATGTTGTGTTCGATTTACAACATTGATTTCACCACTCATACAGTCACCGATCCTCTAAAACTTACTTCTAGCGCTTGATCGAATACAGGAACTGGTTCTGATCCAGTAATACGCTTAAGATCCATGTATCCGCTGTTAGCTTTTATCTGCCTAGTTTCATTGTCATCTAATCGCAATATCAATTCACCATCTGTGCCATCAGTTTTGAATGAAACATTCCACGTAGCAATGAGCGGAGCTTCAACGTCAGGCTCAGAACGAATTTCGCTAGTGATAGTATCAGCAGAAACGTCAATGCCTAGACTAATTGTGAGAATATTCGTTCGATCTTTATGAACAATGACCTTACTGCTCATTTATCCTCCTCGCTCGATCCGAAAACATCCCTGGAATAAATCCCCCGGGGAATTTTTTGGGAGCCGGGCGATGCAGGAGGGGGGTAGAATTTGCGAACCCTCCCCCCGGGGGGTGGTTGTCTCCGGAATTTTTTCAAAAACTTTTTTTTAAATTAAATTTTTTATTCAATTTTTATTCAATTTCCAACCACTTTTGTAATTTTTCTATAAATTCCTGAAACATTTTCCTTTATAATCTCATCTATAGCTAGCTCCACCGCAACGTCTTCGTCAGCTTCACTTAATTGATCTGAAAGCTTAACGATTCGTGCAAGGTAAGAACAAGTATGGTATCCACTTGATACATCATAGGCATACCATGCAGCGAAGTCATCGAAAGGAGAATGAGGATTGTCTATTGTAGTTAGTGCTGACTTAATCATTCAATCTCCTTTCATACTGTTGATCTATCCAATGTACTAAGAGAGACACCAAGTGCAGCTGCTACTTCAGCTCTAGTGTAACCAGATGCAAGCATAGACTTAGCTCTGTTAGTCTTAGCATTAGTCATCAGTACTTGATCCTTAGGTGTAGCATGATCACGAACTACATCCATGTTGGCATGTGTTAGTATCTCACTAAGCTTAGAGTCACTGATAGCTCCAGCCTGGATAGCTTCCCATTCTTTATCAGTGATCACTATC